GTTATACAAAAGGATTAAGGTTCGACCAATTAAACAAAGAGCCGAAAGAAACTAAAGAAATGCCAGAAATAAAGGCAATGAAAAAAGATTTCGAAAGTTTTCTCGATTCAATTGAAAAATAACTATATTTGTAATACTCTTTTTATGGGTAGTTAAGGTTAATAAATGGTTTAAAGCCTCTGAGATATCGGGGGATTTTTTTAATAAAAAATAAGTTGTAAATTTGCATTGTATGAATTTCACGATTAAAATATGGGAGTTAGATAGTAAGCAAAATGAGCGAATAATTGACTGTAAAAACTTCGATAATCGTTTAGATGCAGAAAACTTCATATCGAACTATAATGCCGAAATAAAGCCATATAAACTACAAAAGAAAACAAAGTATTATCAAATGTCAAATGTATGATAAAACTATCTGAAATAAAATCGAATCCAAACAACCCCAGAGTTATAAAAGATGATAAGTTCAAAAAACTTGTAAAATCAATACAGGAGTTTCCTAAAATGATGGCTTTGCGACCAATGGTTATAAACAATGATAATATTGTACTTGGTGGAAATATGAGGCTAAAAGCATTACAAGAACTAAAATATAAAGAAATACCCGACGAATGGGTTAAAAAAGCCAGTGATTTAACAGAGGACGAAGCAAGGCGTTTTATTATAGCCGATAATGTCGGTTTTGGAGAGCACGATTGGGAAGTTTTAGCAAATGAATGGGATGTTGAGGAGCTTACAGAATGGGGGTTGGATATACCGAATTTTGATACTAAAATATTAGACGCCGAAGACGATGATTTTGAAGTTCCAGAAGGTGGGATTGAAACAGATATTGTATTAGGAGATTTATTTGAAATTGGTGAGCATAGGTTAATATGTGGAGATAGCACTCAAACAGATACATTTGTAAAACTATTCGATGGTCAAAATGCGGATATGGTTATAACTGACCCACCATACAATGTCGCGTATGAAGGCAAAACAAAAGATGCATTAACTATTAAAAACGATAAGCAAGGAGATAAAGAATTTTATCAATTCTTATATGATTTTTATACGGCACAAGCAACTGTTTGTAAAATGGGGGGGGCTTGGTACATTTGGCACGCTGATAGTGAAGGAGCTAATTTTAGACAAGCAATGAAAGACTCGGGGATAATGGTAAAACAATGTTTGATATGGGTTAAAAATTCAATGGTAATGGGAAGACAAGATTATCAATGGAAACACGAACCTTGTTTATATGGTTGGAAAGAAGGAGCTGCACACGGATGGTATTCGGATAGGAAGCAAACAACTGTTTTAAACTTTGACAGACCACAAAGAAACGCAGAGCATCCTACAATGAAGCCAATTCCATTATTTGCCTATCAAATAAGTAATAGTTCAAAGGAAGGTGATATTGTTGCAGATGCTTTTGGTGGAAGCGGAACTACAATGGTAGCGTGTGAACAATTAAAGAGAAAAGGATATTTAGTTGAGTTCGACCCGAAATACTGCCAAGTAATAATTGACCGTATGCGAAAACTCGACCCAACATTAATAATAAAAAAGAATGGGGAGGTAATATAATATGCAACCATACGACCCAAAGATATTAAAGCAAAAGGCAATTGAAGCGATAGACAAAAACAAACTAATATTTGTTGAGGATATTTGTGCATTTATAGGAATATCAAAATCGACATATTACACTTATTTTCCTGATGGCTCGGACGACTTGAACTACTTAAAGGAAAAACTCGAAAAAAATAAACTTGATTTAAAAGTAGGTATTCGCAAAAAATGGTTTGAAAGACAATCAGATACTGGGTTGATGGCTCTTTATAAACTATGCTCAACACCTGAAGAACATAGACTATTACAACAGAACTACAATGAAAACAAAACTGAATTATCATTAAAAGATTCAGAATTTGAAGCGGCTCGCAAATCGTTTATTGAATCATTAAAAAATGATATTAAGTGATAAGCAAAAGGAATGTATCGGAGAGCTTTATCACGGTAATGCAACGTTCGTATTTTATGGTGGTGGTGCTGGAGGTGGTAAGACATGGACTGGTTGCTTTTGGATGCACAATATTTGCCGTGACTACCCGAACACACGTTGGTTTATTGGTAGGGACTCATTAAAAGATACTCGTCAATCTGTTCAGATTACATTTATAAAAGTTGCTAAGGTTTATGGGTTTGATGGCTGGTCGTTTGGTGATAACTGTATAAAGTTCGATAACGGTTCACAAATTGACTTTCTCGACCTTTCTTTTTACCCACAAAAAGACCCATTCTTTGAACGGCTCGGATCAAAGGAGTATACAGGCGGTTGGATTGAAGAAGCTGGAGAGGTTAAGTTTGAAGCCTTTGACGTTCTTAAATCACGTATTGGTCGACACTTAAATGCTGAATACAATCTAAAATCTAAGATACTTATAACGGCAAACCCGAAAAAGAACTGGCTTTACTCTGAATTTTATAAGCTATATGTCAAAGATGAGTTAACAAGCAATAAGAAGTTTATACAGGCTTTACACACACACAATCCATATTTAACAAGCGAATACATTGAGAATCTAAACTCAATTAAAGACCCTATAAAGCGTCAAAGATTATTGATGGGTGTTTTTGACTATGATGACATGGATCATAGTTTACTTTCATTTCAAAAGATAAACGACCTTTTTACTAACAGTTATGTGTCTCCAGACGGAGGCAAATTTATAACTTGTGACTTAGCAATAACAAATGATAACTTTGTGATATTCGTTTGGGACGGATTAAGAGTTATCGACTATTATTGTGACAAAGGAAAAGATGAAGAAAATATCAAACGTGTATTGTTTGAGTATAAAACGAAGTACCAAGTCCCGAACTCAAATATCGCTTATGATGCCGATGGATTAGGGATGGGATTCAAGTCAGCATTCAACGGTATGGTTGCAATTCATAACGGTTCATCGCTCGGGAAACAATATGCCAATGCAAAAACACATTTTGAATATCAATTAGCTGAACTGGTAAACAAAGGTCAAATTTATATTGCGTGTTCAATGAGGGAAAAAGATAAAGAAAACCTAATTGAGGAGTTGCAATGGTTAAAAGTAGACGACAGCTCGACCGATGGTAAATTGGCTACATTAAAGAAATCAGAAATAAAACAAATGATTGGTCGAAGTCCTGACTTATTAGATGCTTTAAAGTATCGAATGATTTGGTACATACTTTGGAAAAAATAAATTTGCATTGCTAAATAATTTAGTTAAAACTATCAAAATGTTAAAAAGTGTATTATCTTTGTAATAAAATAATGCAATATGGAACTAATAAAAAAAGATAATAAGTTATACATTTCAGCAAGGGAACTGCATAAAGAGTTAGGAATAAAAAGAAAGTTTGCTAACTGGATAGTTGAATCAATAGAAAGAGCCGAATTAAAACCAAACAAAGACTTTGTAACAATTGTGTTACAAAGTACAGGCGGACGACCCTCAACAGAATTTCAATTAATTAGAGATGCTGCATTATCAATTACAATGATGTCAGGCGGTAAATTAGCTAATTTGCTAAGGAATAAAGTAATTGAACTATACAACCAACACGATACAGGACTTTCATTTACAACTCAACAAATTGAAGCCTTAATGGATTTGAGCCGTGCAATGACATTAGTATCTATTCAAAAAGAAGTCGAAAAGAAACACTTTGCAATATACAATGATAAATATACCTGGTATCAATACAGAGCCGCTTTATTAGGGTATAGTACTAATGATGTAGTTGAGGCGATGAGAAAGGTAAATAAAAAACATCATTCAATAAGAACATCATTAATTCAATTAGATGCAAACGAATTAATCAGAATAGGAGTTATAGACTTTATGGTGGCATTAGGTAAAACAAATGAGTATGCAACCAATGTTGGTAATTTATGCAAGTCAATGGCATCAAAAATGAGGTTAGGGAATATTATATGGGACGACACAATAGAAAACCCATTAAAAATAAATCAATCTGAAATATCTGAAAGGCAAACAAATTATAAAGAAGTAAAATCAATATTAGCATAAAACAAACATAAAATGTCAAACAGGTTGTATTTAGTAGATACTGAAAAAAACGAACATATTTGCATTGCAAAGTGTTTCGATTATAGTTGGGATTTAGGTAATGTCGAATTGCTTAAAGAATTTCTATCAAACGTTTCAGGATTCAATGGAGATTCAAATTTAATTATAGGCAATGAATCAAATGACGAATTTTATAATAAATGGATAAAAGACGGTGTTAATTGCAATATTAAAAACGAGTGGATTCAATATTAGTAAAAAACTAAAATAATTAGCAAATAATTTGTAATACTAAAAAATTTAGTAACTTTGTGCAAAACAATTGCTAATGGCTTTTGAATTTTCATTAAAGTTCGGCAAATCAGATAAAAGTGTAGACAAATCAATTGTCTATCAAAGAGCTACCCAACAAGCGGATTCAGACGATTATGTTTACGACCAATCACAAAAATTATATTTTCCGACAACAGACCGCAATAAATTAGCTTTAAAAGTACTATTCAATGAAGTTGCTGAGGTTAATTCAGTAATAACATATATTGCTCAGTTGATTTCACGAATGAAAGTAGTTGAGTATAATGGTGAAAACCCTGTTTTAAATTCTGATATTGTAGCTAAATTACAGCAACCAAACCCATTATCGACAGGAGAAAATTTCACAGTAGAAAATATAAGTAGCTTTTTTGTATTCGGCAATACTGCAATCAATTCATTAACACCATTCGGATTCTCAAAAAAATATACTGATTTATTTACATTACCTTATGAATGTATTTATCCAATAAGCGAAAAGGCAATTGATGAGTATGGTCAAGTAGGGCTTGGAGTTGATAATCGTTTCAATAAACTTACTCACTACAATTATTTTGTCGATTCATACGCAAAAAGAATTGAACTAAATGAGTTAATTCACTGGAAAGATAGCAACCTAAATAAAGACGGCATAGGATGGTTTGAAGGTGAAAGTCGTTTAATGAGTGCAATATTAGCGTGTGAAAATTTAAAGTTTCTTTACGAAACAATTAATACAATACTTGGTAAACGTGGAGTGTTGGGATTCTATTCGAGAAACACACGTGCAGGTGAAATGATTAATGTATTAAGTCCAGAACAAAGAAAAGATGCAGAGGTCAGACTAACTCAAAGATATGGCGTTACAAAAGGTAAAATACCAGTTACCGTAGTTGATACAGATTTAAGGTATAATAAAACTGACTATGGTCTTTCTGAATTTCTACCAATTGAAATAAAAGCAGATATTTTTAAAACTATTTGCAGAGTATTAGGAAATGTTCCAGACCAGATTTTTAGTTCAGATGCCTCTGCAACACTTGACAATTTAAAAATAAGTGAAAAAAGAATTTACACAGGTGTATGTATTCCGATTGCTAATAGTTATTATTCTACTATTGGCAGATACTTTGGACTTGATAGCTACAAAAAAACGCTAAAAGTAAATACTGAGGATATAGAAAGTTTGCAAGTAGATAAGAAAAGCGAAGCCGATACCAATAAAGCATGGGCTGATTATTACAGCGCACTTTTAAAAGACGGCATAATAACTAAAGAGTATTATGCAGAACAATTAGGATTACCAGCACCACCAAAAACAGAAACAAATGGAACTAACCAAGGAACAACTGGATCGACTGGAAACAATAACGAAAGTCAAACTGAATAGCGAAGTACTAAAAGAAAAAGAAAATGAAATACAACTCGATAGAATTAAACAAGTCATTTGAAACCAAAGAGCAGCTTATAAAAGCAGTCTTTGAGGCTAAAGATGAAATAATATCTATTAAGAAGGCACAAGTCTACGAAGCTCACAAAAAGGGATTAGGGGTTTGCGCTAAAGGTATCGACTATTTAAAACTTGAAACACAGGTTAAATCAATTGTATTAGATAATGATTTTCATTATATAGCAGTTAATACTACAAAGATACTTGACAGTCATTTAGATTTACATTTAAACGGCATTTGGGATAGAACTGTAAAGAATCAGAATGGTAAAAATTATTTAGTACTCGATCATTCTTTATCAGTTGAGAAAGTAGTTGCAAAAAAAGAACACGTTGAGATGTTCACAGCCGAACTACCATTTTCAATGCTTGGTAAAAACTACGAAGGTTCAACAGAGGCATTAATTTATAAGGTACGAAAAGATAAAGTAATAAATAAAGCCGCTAAAGAATGGCTCGAAAGTGGGGACGATATACAGGCATCTGTTAGAATGCAATATGTTGACATTGAATTTGCAGCTGACACGAATGAAAAAGGATTTGAAAAAGCCAAAGCGGCTTATGAACTTTATAAAAACGACATAGCCAACAAATCAGAGATTGAAGAAATACCATATTTTTGGGCTGTTAAACAGGCAAAAAATGTGTATGAATCAAGCCTTGTATTAATAGGTAGCAATCAAACAACTGGAATAATAAGACCAAACATATACGACTCTATTTCTCGTAAATCTGAAACGCTTGAAAGCACTCAGGAAAATGAAAAGGTTTTAAAGTATTTATTGGATAATTTTAAATTGAAATAAAAAAAATGGAAAAAGAATTGTTAGAAAAAATCAATAGCGAAGTTCAATCGAAAATTGACACAGCTATTAAAGGGCTTGGGGAAACTCTCACCAAGGCTCAGGCAGAAGAAATCGTAAAGAATGCAATTGCAGAATCTGCAAAAGCAAACAATGTTTCTGAATCTCTCGAAGAACTTAAAGGTATTTTGAAAACCCAAGGCGAATGGATTAATCAACACAAATCGGAAGGCGAAAACACTGAATCGAAAACAGTAGCTGATGCAATTGTTGAGTCGTTGAAAGCAAACAAAATTTTATCGTTTGCTGACCTTCGTAAAAACAAAGAATTGCTTGACCAAGGTATTGAAGTAAAAGCCAACATTACTACTGCAAGTCAAACAGGAACAATCGGTCGAACTCAGGAAGTAAGCCCTGTCCGTTTTGCAAACCTCCGCCCTATGGCGTTTGTTGGAAACGTGAAGTCAGGAACTATTACCAACGGCAAAAGTGTGTTAATGTGGACTCCTGCCAACTACACAGCAAACACTGGCTACGCTGGCGAAGGCTCTAATACTGTAACTGAAAATGCAGCAACAGCACAGGAAAAAACTCGCCAAACTGCAAAGATTTCGGCAAAACAATACATTACTTCAGAAACATTTGAAGATTTGCCACAATTTGCGCAAAGGTTACAAGACCAATTAACAGGTAATGCAATGTTGTTTATGGATAACGAAGTATTGAATGGTGACGGTAACGATAGTACACAGCCAAATCATATCTACGGTATTAAAACAAACGGCAATACTGCATTTGATGCAAGCGCAGCCGCTAAGGTTGAAAAACCAAACCTCGGTGATTTGGTGGATGCATGTGCTACTCAAGCAGAAATTGCCCTTCACATGGTTGATACTATTTGGATTCACCCCAAAACTGCAAACAAATATCGCAGAACAAAAGCATCTGATGGTCAATACATAATCAACAAGTTGATTGATGGTACTGAGGTATTAGGAGGCTACAGAGTAATCCGTAATTCGGGAATTGGCGACAATGAAATGATTGTTGCAAACGCTCAGGCTATTCAACTTTGGATTAAACGAAATATGACTATGAGAATTGGTCAATTTGGTTCGACAGATATTGAAAACGACCGCTTCACTGCAATTCTTTTCACACGTGCTCAAGTGCTTGTTGAAGATGAAGACAAAAAAGCTGTTATCTATGTATCTGATGTAAATGCCGCAATATTGGCAATCACTGAAAACTTAGCATAATGCAAGTAATAATAAAAAAACAATTCGATAATCGGGAGGTTGGTCAAATGATCGACCTCCACGAATCGGTAGCAACAATTCTTATCGAAAAAGGATATGTTACCGATAAAGAAAACAATCAAGAAGTCAAACAAGTAAAAAAAGTAAAAAATGAAAAAAATAGTTAGTTTAATATTGATTTGTTTAATAGTGCTTAATATAAGTGCTCAGGTAAGTGGTCAAACACGAATCACATCAAGTGTTAAATGTCCAGCTTATGGATATGTTTGGGGAACGGCTGCCGATTCTCTAATTAACGGCGATACATTAACTGCTTCTATTCGTGTCTATGCCGATACTGAACAAAAAATTCAGGCTTGGCTTTATAACGACAAAGTAAGTGGTACTGTATCCGATACGTTTTATGTTTGGGGTTCGCCAGATGGTACGACTAAAGCTATTGCCTTAGATACAATATTTAATAGTAACGTGTCCGATGGGTTTGTAGCATTTAGCAACCCTGTTTGGTCAAACTTTAGTTATCCGTATTTAATATTTTGGAATATAAATCGAAGTGGAGGGGCTGCAAATAAAGCCATAAAGCGAATTGATTTACTGTTCAGAAATAAATAAAACGCTCATGGAGTCGTCCCAAGGTCGTGGCTTGGGGGCGTTCAAAAAATAATTATCATGTCAATTTGTGCAATATCTGATTTCGGGGTTTATCCATTGATACTACCAACAGGCGACAGTAATATGACTGGCATTTAACCTGTTAGAAGACCGTGAAGAAATTGACTTGTTATTGGTCGATGTTCTTAAATACTTTATATACTATCATTTTATTCAAAATGAGAGGGTATTTGCAACCGTTGGCGGTCAATTCACAGCTAAGTTAGAACATATCGACAAATTGACAAATGTAAGTCAGTTATGCGAAGTATATAATACAGCCGTTGATAATTTCGAAGATGTTAAAACGTATTTTGATGAAAATAATATAGAATGGTCAGGTTACGAATTTAAAATAACTAATCCATTTGGTATATGAAAAGCTTAGTCGTTGAATTAACAAAAGTGTTTAAAGCCTGTAATTATAGGTTAAATACAATCTTTGCAAGTGATGCC